ACAAACTTGAAAAAGCCTGACCAAACATAGAGTTAGGATTACCTGCCGCAGTTAACACTCCCGCAAAAGGATTAAACGTAGCGTTAGCATTGGTGTTGTAAGCACTAGACAACTGCTGACCTCGTAGACCTATTTCACCTGCTCTAGCACCAGCTAAAGACGCTTGTTGAGCTAAGGAAGCACCCATTTGAAGTGGTTGTTGTCCAAGAGACTCAAGGGCTTGTACTTGTCCCAAAGCAGTCGTGTAAGGAGCGTAAGCGGCTTGTTGACCACCATAGTACTGACCCATAGCTTGAGAACCTTGACCCAATAGACCCGCACCAAACAAGACATTCTGTTGACCAGCTTGTTGAGCATTAGCCGCCAAGATAGCCTCTTGTTGCGCACGAGCGTTATACAAGGCTTGCAGTTCAGGAGTAGTTGCACCCATAGTGCCGCCTTGAGCCACAGAAAGACCCGCACGACCTTGTTGTTGTAGTCTGTTTTGCAGATTAGCTAACTCTACTTCACGAGAAGGTTGTAACAACTGCATCTGTTGATTGATGTAGTTCTGTGCAACATCTTGTGGAGATTGAGAGATGTATTGATTACCAAGTCCAAACAAGTTCTGAGCGCCTGTTTGAAGTGGTGCAAATTGAGCTTGAGCGGCTTCTGCTTGTGTTAAGCCTTGTCCTGCAAGAGCAACCAAACGATCTTGAGCCGCTTTAGCATCAGGACTTAACTGATAACCCGCAGATGTCATACGACCCGTTACAGGATCATAGGTGTAGTTAGATGTACCAAAGCGAGTAGTCATGCCAACTGGTCTAAACTGAGAGCCTGCTACACCCGCTTGAGTAGCTTTAGTAATATCAGTAGCCGCCTGTTGAGCAGCATCCCTAGACTCTTGGCTTTGTACCAAACTTCCAGTTGTTTGCAATAACCCAGAGACAGTATCAGGATTAAGAAGTCCTTTAGCTATTGGAGCAAGTAATGATGTGGCTATTGGAGGAATTCCTGTGGGAGGAACAATAGGAGGCACGACAGGAGGAACAATGGGTGGTACTACTGGGGGAACAGTAGGAGGAACTGCAGGAGGTATTGCACTAGACAACAAACCACCTGCACCAGCAGCAGCTACTTCAGCCGCAGTAGCACCCGCTTCAATAAGTGCCAGTTGAGCAGGAGTGAAGGCAGCAGTGCCACCAGCAATTCCCGCATTGGCTAACTCAAACGCAGTAGCCGCTTCTGCACCAGCCGCAGTAGCCGCACCGCCAGCCGTACCACTTAGCAAGCCATCAAATACACCAGCACCACCCGCAACGCCCAAAAGAGCCGCCTGAACAACTGGGTCTTTTAACGCATCTGCAATGCCACCAAAGAAAGATAACTCTTTCTTGGTTTTAACAGTATTTATAAACTCGCCAGTAGGACTGTAAATTTGAATTGGTGTGCCAACAGGGGCTTTATAGTTAGGATCACCATTAGTTTTAGATGTGTAAACAGTCTCAAGCGCACCAACTTGGTTATCTTCACCAGATTGACTATATTGGTATTGAGGGGCAACGACTGTATCACCTAGTGTTACGGACATTCCATTAGGTATTGTCGCCCCCACACGGGAAATAATCTGTCCTTCAGGTAGATTAACAGCACTAGCCAATTGAGTAGGTGATATTTTAGATTGCTCCATATAGGAAACAAGCTGAGCATCGCTAAGATTAGGATTGGCTAATAGATAGTCAATAATTTGTTGGTTTGTTACTGCCATGATATTTCCTTACAAGTCACCTGTATTTGTTGATGGGAATGTGCGTGTAATGCCTGGCCAAATAATTCGTACCGCACCGCCCGCACCATTACCCCCGCTATTAACTCCAGAGCCGCCCCAACTATACGCAGCACCGCCGCCTCCGCCATAAGCTCCACCAACACCGCCTTGGGTAGTTCCGCCACCATCGCTAGATGCCACATTAGCACCTTTTGCACCACCCGAACCACCATTGCCTCCACTAGCAGGAACAGAAGTATTAGATACACCAGCGCCGCTTGAGCCTTCCCCCAAAATACCTACACCGCCACCACCGCCACAAGGCCAATACTGGTTTGGATCACCATCAACATATCGCCCAGCTCCGCCACTGCCGCCGCCGCCTGATCCAGCCTGACTTGTGTTTGTACCATCGCCTACAGCCGTGCCATTACCACCATCACCAGAATAACCACCAGCGCCACCACCACCACCCATGTTAGATATTCCGATACCACCGCCATTCCCGCCACCAGTGCCAGTACCGCCCGAACCGCCTGATCCAGACACACTAGAACTACTAGCAAAACCGCCATTAGCCACAACAGTTGTTGTATTAAAACTAGATGCCCCACCATTGCCGCCAGCACTATCACCATTAACGCTTTTTGTTCCAAATGCACCCACAACAACTGAGTATGAATTACCAGGAACAACCGCTATATTGTTGCCGTACCTTAATTCGCCTCCACCCCCGCCAGCATTGGCAGTTGCGCCTCCACCGCCACCCACGCAAACAACGGAAACAGAGGTAACGCCAGCAGGGGCAACCCATGAAAAAGTACCAGCAGTCGTGAAGGCTTCTTGTCCAACAGGGGATAAACCTGTTAAGAATGAATTTAATGCTGCAAACATTATGGTGTGTATCCTTGTACAACATTCCCATACCAGTTAGTACCATCAGCTACGAAAGAAAAGATGTCCATCTTTCCCGCAGTAGCAGTAACAACTGGCGTTCCCGCAGCACTCCATTTAACACCAGCTGGGTGGCTAAATGTTGCAGTCCTACTGCCAGTACCATCTTGTCTGAGCAAAAGAATAAAAGACTTACCCGCAGTAGCAGTAGGCATTGTGAAAGTGCAATTGCCTGTCAATGTTGCTGTCTGAACAGTACCGCTAGTCAAAGCGATAGTCTGTGAAGTTCCTGTATTACCAATGGCAACAACACTCTCAACATAGTTCGTAACAGTTGGGTTTGTCAGGGTCTTGTTTGTCAGACCTTGAGTATCTGTAGTGCCAACAACATCACCAGTGGGCGCAGTCTTTAGTGCAAAAGCGGCTAGATCAGAGTCATAGTCTTGCTTGGTAGCAATAGCCGTAGCAATGTTGTTGAACTCAGTATCAATCTCAGTACCCTTGACAATCTTTGCAGGATTACCAGAGGTAAGGTTATCTTTAGTTGCGAAGTTCGTACTCTTGGTGTAATCGCTCATGATAATTTCCCATTTTTAGCTTGGATTTCTATCTTTTGAATAGAAAGTTGTGACCCGTTAATATCTGACTCATAGCCCGTCTGAACAACTTTACCAGTACCAGAAGCAGATACTTTCAATGTATTTAAAGCAACACCATCAGAGTATTCCGCTACTACTGTCGCATTAGCACCATATTCAGCAATGCCATACTCAGAGATGCCCTGAAGAGGAATGGTTGTTGTCGCACTTAAGTAGTTCGTCTTAAAGTCGAATCCCCATTTGAAGATAACTGCTTGGTTTGTTCCACCAATTACAACAGTGGAAATCTTCTTTAAAACAGATGTCTGGTTCACATTACCAAGGTCTGCATGGTTTGTGTAATACTGCATCCGATAAGTAGACTGATAGTCGTTATAGCCCGTATATTGACCAATATAACCATTCTTACCAATGTAGACAGCACCGCTTCTCAAAGATGTCAACGCTGTCGGAGTAATTGAGTCCCAAGTGGTTACACGGGAAGAACCATCTTGCAGAATAACTTTGGTATCAAAGCAGTAAACAGACTGAGTAACAGGCATCGTCAACAGATAGAAGCCTTCTCGCTCAGAGTAAACAGACTTAATGTTTGCCAATGTCTGAGAAGCAACATCGCTCATCAAATCATTACGCACATTCTTAGACAAGTCCCTCTCAGGAGCAGACTTCTCTTGAATCGTTCTCATCAATGAACGAACACCTGAGTTTGACAAAAAGATCACATCAGAACTGGTTGTCTGAACACTGTCTCTTGACAAGCAACCAATTCCCCCAACTGTGTCAGAAATAGACATCGTAGAAGGAGTAGTCGCACCCTGATAAACAAGAATCTGTCTCTTACCAAAGATAAACAAGAATCCATTGTGAGCAGCCAAGGCTTGAACTTCATCAGCACCATTAGGCCAAACTCTACTTGTGTCTAAATTACCAGTAGTGCCACCAGACCATACATGACCCGCAATCAGATCAGAGAAGCTAACAGTAACCTTATCTGTGCTAGAAGATGCCACCCACAAGCGACCATAAGCCGCTATAGCGACATTCCCACTAGGAACAGTCCCTACATAGCCACTCTTCTCAGAAACCCGTCTGTAGGTAGTTGTACTTACAGCAGGGTCATAAATGATTGGATCGTGACCTGTTTGAAAGAAGTAAGTAATCCCATTCAAAGAAGCACACTGCCAGTTACTTGCAGTAATGGTAGGGCCAGAACCACCCCCCCCATAGGTCAACTCAGTAACTACATTAGAAGCACCGAGTTTGAATATCTTGTTGTTGCCAGCAAACAACACTGTTAACGTGCCATCAGTCTGGACTAACTCATGGATGACACCAACATCGTTAGCACCAAGGTTTCCAGAAGAGGAATTAACCCTTGTCCAACCTTTTCTAGCACCAATACGACCATACTGGTCAATCACGCAATTAGTGGCAACCAAAGCAAAACCACTAGCTAAATCCAAAGGGCTATCCTGAGTGTTTAACCCAAAGAAGCCTGGTGCGCTAATGCTGAATGTTTCGATTGGTTGAGCCATTAAACTGCCTCAAAAGAGCCAAATTCTGGATAGCGAGTAGCTTCCATAGAGATGTAATCAGAAAGCATAGCCCTGTATAACTGATAAGCCTCAGAAGAAGATAGACCACCATCCTCACCACGCTCAACCAAAGCACGAGCATAAGCACTCTGAACAATCAACTCAGATGGCATCAGAATTACAGTAGCATCAGAAGTCAATGGTGCTTGTGGCACGACCAAGCTAAATCTTAGCGTGACCACGCTATCAGGAATAGGAAATACAGTTACTTTAGTATCATAACTAGCATCTACACCATCAAAAGCATAATACAAAGGTACACCACTAGAGACAGTACCAAAGTTCAAATAACGATTCATGTTAACAAACGGGATGTTTGTCATGGTCGTGTTATTCGTATCATTGATAACGTCTTGAACACGGAACTTCTGTCCCGCTCCCGTTAGAGAGTAAGAAGAAGTGCCAGCCACAGTAGAAACAACAATAGTTGTCCCCAAAATGTTCCACTCATAAGAATCTTCAATTTGACGTTTGGCATCATTGACAAATTTCCCGATTAAAGAGGAATAACTTGTTTCGGTAACAGTAGAGACTTCTTCTTCTCTGAGTCGAACAAGAACGTCATTAACAGCTTGAAGGTATGTGGTCATGCTCTTGTTAATCCTATTTGTTCAAAAGTAGCAATAAAACTGAATGAACTAGATGATTGCGTAGTAATTTGAATCTTATCGCCCTCTTCTAAAACGATATAAGCATTACCATCAAATTGAAGGTATTGCTTTGAAGTAAAGTCGTAAGCAGTAAGAATATCGTAGGAAGTGGCGGCACTGGCATCATTCCACTGAACAGTAATATGCTTAGTCGATCCACCAGTATTGTGAATGTACATCACAGTAAACTTGGCGTAGTAACCCGTAGGAACTGTGTAAACAGTTGTCAGCGTTGCGGCTGTTGGGTTAACTCCGACTGATATTGGTCTCATTTGTTCCTCTTAGAGATCGCTTTAGCTTTAGCTTTAGCGTCTTCCTTGGACGTTGCGCCCCAAGCTCTAAGAGAAAGTAAAAGTCTAGTAGGCTTTCCATCTTTCATCTCAGCGCCAGGCATATTGCCCATACGTGCTAAAAAGGAGGCCCTACGAGGGTTGTCGCCTGACTTTACTGGAGGCTTTAAATTACCACCAGTTTCTTGATTATACGATGCTCTCCCCTTGGCATTCAAGCCCCCTTTGGGGTTTTTTCCTTCTTTTGTTTGCCAAGCGGGAGTTTTCATTTCTTTTTAGCAGTCTTAGCTGCTTGCTTGAAGTCCTTTGCAGTAGGAGCGCCTTTAGAGCCAACCTTACGCATCTTTTCCTTAGAACCCGCTTTGATACGTTCTTGCTTGGCATTGATATTAGCGTAGAGACCTTGTTTCATATTAGTACAAAACCTTTGCTGTAATTGTTCCAGTTGTATATGCTGTGCAATTGGCTCTTAAATACTTAGGAGCATTAGCAATAGTAATGATGCCATCAGCAGTTAAAGCAGTGCCAATGGTTGCGTAGGTTGTGCCATCAAGACTGCCCTGTAAAGCAAC